TGGGCCATGTCGAAGTCGCCCTGAATGGTTGCAGAGCTGATGCCCATAGGGCCAGCCATCGGGCGGACACCGTTCTGAAGCTTGAGTACCTCACCGGCAGCCTGACGATGAACCTGGGCCCTCTTGGCCAGATCACCATACGTGGCGTCCCAGCCTTGCTGGGCCGGGCCAGGAGTGGTGGGTCGGGGGAACGGAGGTTCGACCAGCTGACCGCCTACGTAGGGCGAAGAAGTTCCAACGATGCCAGGCAGGCCGATGCCTGCCGGAGATCCGAGACCCTGATGCTCCTGCTCGATGAAATGCTGAAGCATGTCAGGGTCCAGCTTCACCGAGTCCAGAAGGACTCGGTTGTCCTGCATCTTGCCGATCTGGCCCATGAGTGGGGCGTTCTTGTCGGTCAGCTCAACGGCTGCGGTATTGTCACCCATCGCATAGCGCAGCACCAACGGCATCTCGTTGCGAGACGTCTTGGACAGCACCTCTGAAATGGTCTCCCGCTCAGGGTTGATCCTGCGGCCGACACCCCAGATGGGGTGCGAGGCGATCTCGGGCTGCGACTTACCGGCGGCCCAGTCGAAGAAGTTGTTGACATGAGTCGAGCGGGAAGCTTCGACAGGAGTCTTGGCGAGGGCGGTAGCCAGCTTGTTGCCAAGCTTGTCTGTGACCGTACCCTTGGAGATCACGGGCTTAACCAGGTTGCCAGCCTCATCCAGGACCTGGATAGACCTAGCGACCTTCGCGCCCTTGGCGGCCAGACCCACGGCAGGGGCGACAGGATCGGCGCCCATAGAGACCATGGCATCAAGGGCCCCAGTGCCGACAGTGTACTTCCAGCCCTGCTCGTTACGCCAGTAGTCCGTGTCCTTGGTGAAGCGCCTGACGTTCTGGGCAACCATCTTCTTCTGGTCGGCACCCATCTTGACAGGGCTGCCAGAAGAGAGGCCCATCTCTGCCGCGAGGGGCGCAAAGAGCCCCGGCGTCCCGAAGGGTCCCGCAGCGGCAGCGCCATAGTTGCCGGTAGCGAGTGCGGTGTCCTCGTAGTTCAGGACGGCCTGACCGGGCGAAGTGGTCTTCGCGTCCTTCCAGGCGTCAGACCATTCCTTGCCGGAGGTCAGCGTGTCGACCGTACCGCCAAGCCCGCCCTGAGCCAGCTCCGCCCGTCCAGTCTCCAGGAGGAGCGTAGACAGCGGTCGGGATACGATGTTGGAGTACAGCCAGTAGGCACCAGTGGCCGCCTTGTCGACCGGCCACTTGATGGCCTCATATCCCTGCCCGATGACGGGCAGGTTGGAGAGGGCTTTGTCGGTGGCGCCCAGAGCCTGCGTGATCGAGTTGAGGAAGCCGCCACGAACCTGACGTGCGTAAGCCTGAGCGGCCTTCTGGTCGCCGAAGATCCCAGCAGGCAGGTTGCCTGCCGTCACGCCCGTAGTGGGCTGGGTGAAGAGCGCCTGACCGGCATCGGACATGTCCTGGTTCCAGTACGAATCCTTCGCGGTACCGGTGTTGTCGATGCCCCAGAATCCCAAAGATCCCTGGTATCCGTTGCCAGCCATCTTCACCTCACATATTCGCCTTCAGGTTACGCACTAGGTTGCGGGCAGCGTCGGAGCTGCCCGGCTGATTGGCCATGAACTCCAGGGCGGGGAGGTAGGCCAGCATCGTCTGATCGCTGCCCTTCTGGCTGGATGACAGGATGCTGCTGTCGGCGCCCGGGCCAGCATCCGCACCGTCGGTCACCGGAGTGTTCGGCATCTGCGAGGGCTGGTCAAGTCCGATCACGTTCTGATCGGCAGGCCCGAACAGGTCGTTGAAGTTCATGCCCTGCACGTTGACCTGAGCCGGGGCCTGCGGCATGCCCTGCTGGGCTGCCTGGAATTCCTGCTGCTCACCGTAGCCAGCGTTGGGGAGGCTACGGTTAGCTTCGCTTACCGCCTTGTCGGTTCTCTTCGAGAACTTGCCAGGGCCTGGGGTTGGGGTTCCCACGTAGCCTCCTCACTCACTTCGGCAGGTTGGTGTTCGCGCCGGTCGTCTTGTCCGGGTCGAACTCGCCAGACATGATCGGACCGTGCGGAAGCCACGTCTGCGGAGCAACTTCCTGGTTGAGGCGGTCAGGTCCGACGTTGCCGTCCTGATCGCTGAAACTCAGCTCCGGGGGAGTGAGCATAGGGCCCTTGAGGGACTGGAAGACGCCCTGGGGGCCGTGGCCGTCACCGAAGAGCGCACCCTTGAGTTCGCCTTCATGACCACTGGAACTGTTGACCTGGGAGTAGGTCATATCAACCTCCTGTGATGTGGATAAGGAACCAGGCTGCGAAGGTGACCCATGCCACCGTGAAGACCGCCTTGCCTGTCTTGGTCTTGACCTGAAAGAGGGCACGCGTCCTCTCGGACAGCGTGTCCCCGTTCTTCTTGTTGAAGATGGCGTACGTCTCGAACGCGGCACCCGCCGCGAACAGCGAGCCCCAAACGATATCGGGATCGGTCATACTGGTTGCTGCCTTCTTGTTTGAGCGGCCATGCTTGGCTGGCCCTTCGAGTTCAGACCCGACAGCAGCGACATCAAGTCGCGACCCTGGGTCTCTCCAGGCTGGGGCGTGACACCGGCTGTATTGGCTCCTGCGGCCCCCGAAGTGGGTCCTTGGCCCGGAGGTCCACCACCCGGCTGTCCGGCCCCCAGAGCGGCTGTCAGAGGGTTCTGAGCCTGCGCTCCAGGCTGCCCTTGCGGCTTGAAGATCTCAAGCACCGCATCAGCTACAGACTTGCCCTTCTCGCGAAGCGCGATGAGCTTCGCCACCTTCTGGAGTTCAGGGACCGGATCGAACTGCCCCTGAGCCTGTAGAGCCATCTGGGGGATGGCACTCATGTAGCCCATGACGCCCTGTTTGAGGGCGTCGGTGAACTGCTCGTTGTCGATCTGCTGCTGCATCTGGACAACGTCTATGTTCATCGGGAGCTGTCGTTGGAAGAAGTCCCGCGAGATGAGCTGGTCACCCCGAAGCTGAAGGAGGCCGACAATCGCCCGAGCCGGGTCCTGACCAGCAGCGAAGCCATACGTGACGTCGACGGTATAGTCACCGTCGATATCCTTAGCTGGAACATAGCTCTCTTCGAACGGGCTTCCTTGAACAGTTCCACGTATCGTCTTCTTCTCTCCAGGCCAGAGGGCCTGGTCCAGTTCGAGCGCGAGGTTGAGTGCGATCCGCAGGGCCTCACCGATTACCGTCTGTCCGGTGGTGATGACGGTGTTGAATCCACCCATAAGAGCCTGTACGCCTCGACCTGTGATGATCGAAGCGTCCATGTTGCCAGATCTTGCCTCCGGCGTTCGCGTGCCGACGCGTAGTTCCTGCTCCAGGATCTGAGACTCCTGCATAGTCGCCTGAGGGAAGTCAATGCCCACGCGCTTGATCTTGTCCGGGTTGTCCGTGCGGATAATCGCATCGTTACCAAACGTCATCTTCTGTACGTCACGCGGGACAGCAAGAGGTGCTCGAACAGTCTTCTCGGTAGCTTCGAGTCCGAGAAGCGCCATACGGCTCTTCGCAAGCTGAACCCAGATCGCATCATCGAAGGCACCTCGTACTTCGTCATCGAACCCGGGGCGCCTGCCGATCGAGATGAAGATCTTGCCCAGCGGGTTATCCATGCGGTCGATGACCTGGTTGCCGTGCTGGGGCAGGTACATCACGATCTGATCGGCATCGACGTACTTGGCGACTTCGATCTCACGCTCTTGCCAGCCAGCCGTGGGCTGGCCGCCTGGGCCTTCGTTCGCCTGGAGCACGCGGAGAAGGTGAGGGAACTTGGCGACCAGATGGATCGCCTCTTCCCGCCACACCTTGCTGTAGCTCTTGAGGCGGCCGAACAGATCCCACTCGGGGTAGACGCCCATCGGGTTCTCTACGCGGATGTGAGGACGCTTCGACTCGAAGTCCGGCTCGATCACGTAGATCGCCATGCCGTACGTGAGGTAGTAGTCAGACGCCTTGATCTGAGCCCCAGCGTAGAGCTGGGACTCGATCATGTACCAGTTGACGATCTTCGTCTTCTTGGCGTTGAAGTTCTTGGACTTCGCCGTGGAGGAGATCGAGGTAGTGCAGTTGACCGAGGGCAGTACGCCCATCACCTCAGACATGTCCCGAGCACTGGTGTCGACCAGGTTGGCCACAATAGGCTTGGGCCACGCGTCAGGCATGGAGCCGGGGATCACCGTGTCGATGTCTCCGGACCGGACGTCGTGGACGTCCCGGTGCCGCTGGTCGCGGTCGGATGCGGCTCGCCTCAGTGACTCAACCTTGGCATAGATGTTATCGAGTGTGAGAGCCATCAGCCACCTCCTTAGCTAGGCTTGGCAACCTTCAGCAGCTTCCAGGTGAGCGGGCCGAAGTGGCCGTCTGCGTCACCGGAGAGCTCCTTGTGCTGGGTCTGGAACCACTTGACGCCCTTGCGGTCGGCCGGTCCG